ACTCTATTTGATTCATCCTTGGCACTTTATAATCAAATGCTAGAAGACGGTGTTGCTAAAGAGTGTGCTAGAATGGTACTACCACTCTGTACTCCTACAAGAATCTATATGACTGGTTCATGTCGTTCTTGGATACACTATATCAATCTACGTTCTGCACACGGTACTCAGAAAGAGCATATGGTAATCGCAGAAGCATGTAGGAAAGTGTTTATCGAACAGTTCCCTGCAGTCTCAGAAGCCCTTGAGTGGGCCTAAATAATTTTACAAAACTTACATAACTATGCCAACATATCCAATCAAACATAAGGAGACTGGAGAGAAGAAAGAACTCTCCATGACAATGAAACAATATGATCAGTGGAGAAAGGACAATCCCGAATGGGATAAAGACTGGTCTGCTGGTTGTGCTGGCGTTGGTGAGATTGGGGATATGACCACTAAAGGCGAAGCAAATTCAGCAGGTTGGAACGAAATTTTAGACAGAGCATCCAGACAACCTGGATCTAATGTCAGAAAAAATCGTGACTACAGTTACTGATTATGCCAGCTAAAAAAAGGAACGGGAACGGCAATTCTTCTGGGATTGGTAGCATGAGCTCCAAACAATTAAAAAGGAAGAAACCGATTAATACTGATATAATGGTTGACATTAAACCGTTGACTAAGAATCAGGAAAAGTTTTTTAAATCATACAGGAAGGGTAAGAATATTTTTTCTTATGGTGCTGCTGGTACTGGTAAAACCTTTATAGCATTGTATCTTGCTCTTAAGGATGTCTTAAACCAAATGACACCTTATGAGAAAGTGTACATTGTTCGTTCTTTAGTTTCTACTAGAGAGATTGGTTTCCTACCAGGAGATCATGAGGACAAGTCTTTCTTATATCAGATTCCTTATAAGAATATGGTGAAATACATGTTCGAGATGTCTGATGACACTGAGTTTGAAATGCTTTACAGTGCATTGAAAGGTCAGGAAACTATTGGGTTCTGGTCTACCTCATTCATCAGAGGTACTACAATGGATAATGCTATTATTCTTGTAGATGAAATGCAAAACTTGAATTTTCACGAATTAGATAGTATAATAACAAGAGTTGGTGAAAATACTAAGATCATCTTCTGTGGTGACGCAGCTCAGACTGATCTTGTTAAAACCAATGAGAGGAATGGAATCCTAGATTTCAAAAAAATCATACTAGCAATGGTTGATGATTTTGAATCTATCGAATTTGATATTGATGATATCGTTCGATCAGGACTTGTCCGTAACTACCTCTTAACTAAAATTGCTCTTGGTATGTAATGTTTACCCATCTAGATTATTTAAAAGAAGAAGTTGATCTTGAAGCACAAACCATAGATGGAACCCGATTCTATAAGGTTCCATCTGGTAAGATGTATCCATCAATTACTTCGGTGACTAGTTTCTACAACCGTGATGTCTTCATTAACTGGAGAAAGAAGGTTGGTGAGGAAAAGGCAAACAAGATTACTAGAGAGTCTACCTTTCGTGGTACAAAGTATCATGATGTGGTAGAATACTACATTAAGAATGGAACTATCGATGGCCTCGATATGCTTCCATCCACAAAGTTTCTTTTTCTTTCATCTAAAAAGAACCTTGACCGCATAGATAACATACACGCTTTAGAGAAGTCACTATATAGCGATTACCTTGGTCTTGCGGGTCGAGTAGATTGTATAGCAGAATTTGATGGAGAACTTGCAGTCATTGACTTCAAGACTTCAACCAAAGTCAAACCTGAAAAATGGATTGAAAATTATTTTGTGCAGGAGACTGCATATGCTTGCATGTATTTTGAAATGACTGGTATCCCAGTCAAAAAATTGATTACAATTATGGTAACTGAAAATGGAGAATGCGTTATCTATGAAAAACGTAACAAGGACTACTATATTAAACTTCTTACCAAATACATTGGGAAGTTTGTCAACTATAAAACAGGAAATTATGAAGGAGACTAACGTTGACGATTTAATGAAAAAGAAATTCCTCTGCCCAACTAAGTTTGCAGAAGAAATTGAAAAGATAGTTAAATCTAATAACTTTAATCACATTGATGCTATTCTAGCATACTGTGAAGAGAATAAGATAGAGATTGAGGCAGTCTCCAAGTTAATGTCTAAACCATTGAAAGAAAAATTAAAGTATGATGCACAGCAGCTCAACTTTATGAAGAGAACATCTCGTGCTAAACTTCCCATATGAAACCTCTTGAGGTCTATCAAAGTTACTTAGCATTCAAGAATCATTTCACCAAAGAGAAGTATGATTACTTCAAGTATGGTGGAAGATCAAGAGCATCGGAAGGTGCATTTAATAAGAGAAAGGATCGTTACTTCTTTGAGAGAATGTCACGTAAGAAGAGTGACGATGAAATTAAAAAGTTTTTCCTTGCAAATTTTAGTCAGGCATCTGACTCTAATGATGTCTGGATAGGCCCTATAATTGATGGTGGAGAGAAAGTATATAAAGAATGGATAGAACAGAAAGAGAATCTCTTTGAGACTTTTAAAAGTAACTCAGAAGATATGATGGATAGTTATGACTATGATGAGTTCTTTGATTGTAAGAAAGGACACCCACCTATACTGAAAGAATACTTGGGTGGTAAACTCTCCATTGAAGAATTGGTAATCTATGATAAAATATTTTCATACGTCAAGGATTATGATAAAAAACTTTTAGATCCTGTATGGGAAACTGTCAGTTTAAAAGTAAAGAAGTATAATCCATTTCTAAATATTGATGTATCTGAGTATAAAAACTACTTAGTTCAACGAGTAAAAGAGAGGTATCACTAATGAGTGGCTTTTTTCAATCTGATGTTGTTAGAGAGACCATTGCAGAATTAACAAATCTCCAGACAGAACTTACGATGGAGACTCCTTATCTTCCTATGATGAAGGAAGAACAAAAGAAAGAACACCTTCAAAAATTGAAGACGTTCTTAGAGAAGCAGAAAATTTTCTTCTTTCGTATATCTCTATCGGACGACAAGGATGCAATAGAAATGAAGAATAGATTAATGGATGCAGCTAGGATGTTTGGTGTACAAGATGAAGTGGATTCTATGGATGCGTTCTTTAAGAAATTGGATAGTACTATAAAAGAATTGGAATCCAATCTAAATAAAAATTGACCTTTGTTTTAAATTGAAAAAATGAATTTTTTTAAAAAGTTATTTAATGTGAAGAACTCCCATTCTCACGACCATTCCCATGATCATGAAGTTAAATCAACTATTAAAAATAGAAAAGTATCTTTGTTATTTCCGAAACAAGTTGTGTCTGGTGATATTGAAAACTTTGACGATATAAAACAGAATTTAATAGATTGGATATATGAGTTTAAAGAAAAAGATTCTGGGATTGCAAAAATATCTAACAAAGGTGGATGGCAAAGTGATTCTAAACAAGTTTTTTTAGATGAAGGATTTGAACAATTTGCAGACCATTTAATACCACCAATCACTGAGTTATTAAAAAGTTATAAAATAGATAACCAAATACAAGTTGTTGATATGTGGTTAAATGTTAATGGTCCAAATTCTTATAATGTATCACATAGACATCCTGGTTCTGATTTAGGGGGAGTTATATGGGTAAAGCAAACACCAGAATCAGGTAGGTTTGTTTTTGATAATCTTGATGAACGTAACGAGATATTAACTATAAACATCAATCGTGAATATTTAAGAGAGAATAATATGCTACCAGAAATTGTTCCAGAATATAAAGATGGAACGATGATTATATTTCCATCCATGTTAAGTCATAGAGTAGAAATAAATGAAACTGATGAAGATAGAATATCTATATCTTTTAACTTAAAAATTAACTAGTTCTTATTATATAAGCAAGAGCAAAATAGGGTGGTAATCTATTATTAGTCGCTGCAGAACCAGTGCTTTGATTAACTGTTATACCAGTTGTGTCTGTTGAGTTAGCACCAGCAAAGTAGTCATTAGCAGGGTCGTTAGCATTTCTGTAACCAACTTGATAACCTTGACCAGAACCAAGTGTTACTCCAACTCCACCAAATATACTATTCAATCCTAAACCACGACCTTTGTGAGTATGACCATTATCAGTAATATTATGACTATGTTGTACTAAAATCGCATCTTTAGAGCCACCAGTAGCAGTTAATGATCCAGTAACATTTGTTTTCCAACTAGTGCTATGTTGCTTTGCACCAATAATAAATTTATCTTCCAAGTTCGGAACAGTTATACCATTTACTGTTCCTGCATTTGTAGCATTGCATAAAGTAAATCCAGTTGGTACGGTATTTCCACCGCCCCACATTATTATACCACCTAATGGTATGGTTCCTTTGCCAGCGAAATCAGCTGCAGTAACTGTTCCAGTAGCATTTATATCATCAGTTGATGTGATTTGCTCTGCTTGAACTGTTCCTGATGCTGTCACATTTGTAATACCATCTAGACTATCACCACTTGGC